TCAGATGTCAATCCGACCGGAGGAACTGGAAGCATTTCCTTTGGACCAACGACTAATGGTGGTAGTCGATATTGCGGATTATTTCTAACAGGTCAGACAACCACTTCCACATATACATTTAGTGCATGGATCAAGGCAAAAGGAACATCCGCTGCTGTTATTAGTATTCAAAATAGTGCAGGTGCTGTAAATAGCACTATTACTATTGTTTCACAACCTAGCGGTGCTAATGCTTCTATTTCTGGACAAGGCACTGGTTTTCCAAGATTAACTAATCTTTCTACTACTGGTTGGACAAAAATAGCAATAACAACAAACGCAGCTCTTGGTGGTACTGGCGTTTTAAATGTGTTTGTATATCCAAACGATACAAGCGCACAAATTACTTCAGATACTTTATTTATGTGGGGCGCACAGTTAGAAGAAGGTAATGGTTATTCTTCTTATATTCCAACTTTAGGTAGTCAAGTTACACGCGCTGGTGATGCTTATGAGATAACTAATATTGCTTCAGCAAATTATAGCACAACTGCTGGTACATTGTTAAACACAATGACTATCACTAAGCAACCAACATCTTATAACACAGTTACTGGCTTTTCGATGTCAACGGATGAACCTACTTTTGAAACATTTGCTAATACATCTAATTTACATGTATCTGTTCGTGGTGTTAATATACAAGCAGGTGGTTTAAATGAAATCTCTAGACCTTATGTTCTTAACACATTATTAAAACAAGCATGTACTTTTAATGTTGACAACGATCCTATTGTTTCTAACAATGTAAGTAATTCTTTTAGCGCAGCTAATAGAGGTGCAACAAGTAGCGGTAAATCAAAAGTAGCTACTAGATTTATTTTAAATAGAAGTGCTGCACTACTAATAACTAATAATCATCCTGCTACTATTCTTGAATCTGTAAAATACTGGCCAGAAAGTCTATCAAATATTTACTTAACTACATTAGCAACAGGATAATACTATGGATTACATGCTAAGAACAAATACTAAAGAAGAAATGGATCAAGCATTGCTTGCTGCTGGTCTTGTTGTCGAACACAACTTTTACGGCACACCCGACCTATACGCAGTTTCTGGTGTTGCTGTAGACCACATTGGTTCAGTACATAAGCCAGCAATTGTCGAAGAAGTAGACGGAGAGATGATAATTATCACTCCCGGTTCTGTAGACACTCGTTGGCATACAAACATCAGAGTTGGTATTGAACTAACAGAAGAACAGATTGCTGCTCTTCCAACATTTGATCCACCACCAGCAATTCCATACAGAGTATTCGCATAATGGCAAAGAAAACATACAAATGTGCTTGTGGTAAGACAACCACTTGCACTGGCAAAGATGCCATGAAAATGGTATACCCAAAGAAAGGAAAGAAATGAAGAAGCCAATGAAGAAGGCAGTCAAGAAGGCTGCTGTAAAGAAGGCCGTCAAGAAGATGGCTGCTAAGAAGAAGCCCTATTAATTTTTAACTCTAACGAAAGACACACACTATGAATGAAGAGACTCCCGATATGATGGAACAATCCTCCGAGACTCCAGTAGTATCACAGGAACAATCTCTTACATCGACAGCAGAGGATGCTATTCTCTCCCGTGAGAAGGCTGCTTTTGACGCTTATGTAAGAAACCAAGGTATGGCTGTTCCTGAAAACTTTAAGGATGCAGGAGCTTGGTTTGAAAGCCTTAAGAACGCTCAAAAGGAATACACCAAGTCACGGCAGGAAGTAGCTGATCTAAAGAAGAAGTACGAGCAGACACCCTCTACAGCAAACCCGGTCAAACAGGATGCTGCTCCAAAGGCACAGGAAGAGATTCCTGTCGTACCTGAAGTTCTTAAGATCCCCGAGAAGAAGGTAGAAGAAGTTAAGGCTGAGACTCCAGCCGTTGCTACCGAAGATGATTGGAAGCAGTGGACTGTTGAGTTCGCTACTAAGAATGATCTATCTCCCGAGACTCTTGATACGATTAAGAAGAAGACCAATCTACCAGAAAATGTCATTAATGAATATATGTTAGGACAGAAAGCAAAGCTAGAGATTGCTTATAGCAAGGCTGCTGAGCTTATTGGTGGAAAGGATCAACTTGCAAAGATGTTTGTCTGGGCAAGTAAGAATCTTAGCCAAGACGAACAAAATGCAATCAATCAGAACCTCGCGTCCCCTTCTTGGGATATTGCTCTCTATGGCCTACAGACAAAGTATGCTAAGGCTACAGGAACAAGCAAGGCTGCTGAACCAAAACAAACAGCCAAAGGACAGATTCCAATGGCAAGCACTCAGCAAGGAATTACCGCTTATCAAACTAAGCGTGAATTCATGGCTGAGCGTAACAACCCAAAGTTCAATGTAGATCCAAAGTTCCGCAGTTATGTTGAACAGCGGATGATACGAACTGATTTTACAAAACTACCTAAATAATCCGCATCCTGAGACAGCGGATTGACTGAGAACAGCCTATGGGTAAATCCCCCGGAAGGTAATGGATGACCCTTGGCTGGACTCACTCAAGCAAGTAGACTCCTTTAGGAATAATCGAACGATTGAGCGCGCTCTTATTGTCTCATATTTAGTCTACTTAATACAAAAGGAATTATAAAATGGATAACTTAACAAATGGTCAGCTAGTTTATCGTGCTGACAATGCTGTTGCTACTACTGGTGGTGTTCTTGGAGAAAATAAGCTCTGGCTACCACTCTGGTCTGGCGAAGTAATCAATGCTTACGATCAGTACAACATGTTTGAGAACATGATTGCTACCCGTACTATTTCTGGTGGTTTCTCTTACGAATTCCCAATTACTGGAACCGTTGCACTCAAGGCTGCTTGGGAAGCTGGGGAAGAACTTGCTGGCAATGGTAACACCAGCCGCACTTTCAAGGTAAATCTTGATAGCCGCCCAATGGCTGCTCACTTTGAAACTGATAACATTGACTTGCTCATCACTCAGTGGGATTACCGCTCAGAGCTAGCTCGTCAGGCTGGTCTAACCCTCGCCAACACCCGCGACCGTCAGCTTGCTATGGCTCTTGCCGCTGCTTGCGCTGTTGCTCCAATCTCAAGCGATCCCCGTGGCTCTGACTTCACCACCAATGCTTTCCAAGCTCCCGGTGTTGTCGATGCTTCTGTTCTTGCTTCTGCTTGCACAGACACACAGGCTCTTAAGGTTCTTCAGGAGATCGAAAACTACCTCGTTGCTTGCCAAGAGAACGATGTAACCATTGGTCAGACATACTGCGTTGTTACTCCAAAGGTCTTCCAAGTCATCCGCGCTCTTGGTATTCCACGCGCTGCAACTTACGGTACTGGTGCAACAGTAACCTCTGGTTTTGGTCAGTACCCACTCTTCGGCGCAAGCGAAGAAGTCGGTGGCCTTGGTGCTCCATTGGCTGTTGGTATGAACATGATGACTGATGCTCTTGATTACATGGGCGTTAAGATCGTCAAGTCCAACCACCTACCAAAGACCGACCTAGCTAACGCAGCTGCTGCATCTAAGATCGGTGGCGCAAAGTATAACCTAAACGCTGCTAGCACAGCCTTTAGCACTTCTACTGCTCAGGGTTACACTGGCTTTAGCTTCTATGGAATTATCTTCCAGCCAGAAGCCGTTGCTGGTCTATCACTCATGGGCATGAAGGTTGACACCGTACAGGATGTTCGCCGCAACACTCAGTTCACCGTTGCTAGCATGCTTAAGGGTACTGGCGTAATCCGTCCTGAAATGTGCAAGGCTATCATCTCTGGTGCTCCAAGCGATACCACCAACGACCGCGCTTCACTCCGTGATCACCTCAACGGTAACGGCGCAACAGGTGCAGTTGCTGCACACGGCAACCTCACCAACGGCTTCTCTGCTGAGTATGCCAACATCTAATGACTGACTCACTCTCTACTTTCGGGTTTGTATTTATAAACCGCGTCTGAAGAGGAGGTGATCTCATATCTACCCCCGGCCCCCTTAAGTGGGGGTCGGTGGGTTTTTTCTCTAACAACAACAACAGGAGGCTATATGGGCTTAATTACTAAGTTACAAGCAATTAATCAAATGCTGTTGGCTTCGGGTGAAAACCTTGTAGCCGACCTAGAAGGCGAATCAGGAGTTGATACCGGAATTGCCGATAGCATTCTTGAACAGGTCAGTCTTGACTTTCAGTTAAGAGGTCTTGCAAACAATAAGTATATTCGTAAGTTTACTCCAGATGCTTCTGGTTATATTTACTTACCTATTTCAAACGCAGATGAAGAAGGTTTAATCGCTGCTGAGCTTGTGTCTCAACACTTAAATAGCGATTACTATCTAATCAAAGCTCGTATTTCTAATACAGGTCCGTCCCCAAAGCTTTGGAACATTACAGATAATACAGATGTATGGGATACTAGTAATGCTCCTTATTATGTAGAAATTACAATGAAGCTTCCTTGGGAAAACTTAGACACAACAGCGCAACGAGCAATCCTAGCTACAGCAATGCGTCAGTATCAGAGCATTACTCAAGGTGATGAAGGTACTGATGCATTCTTGGGCTATCAGGAACAGATCTATAACATCAAGGGAAGAGCTGCTGATATCAACGATAAGAGAAAGAATATCTTCTCTTCATCTAGTATCCTAAGAGATGCTGCATTTAGATCTCGTTATTTCAGTGATCCTAATAGATTCCGCTACTGGCATAGCAGAGGTATTTAATGGCAATACAAAGACGCGGACCAAGGGGTGGTCTTGTTAGTACAAAAATCCCCGTAAACAATCTTAACTCAGTTGCCACCAATGCAGCTAACAAGAGACAGCCAAATGAAGCAGACCGTATTGACAATGCTTTGGTGTCTCTTGAGCGCGGCTTGGAAAAGCGAGCTGGTTTTGAGATTGTTCCTCAAGATACAATTAATCTTATTGATGGTACACCCGGTTGGGACTTTACTTTAGATAGTACAAAGTACCATTTCTATAATCTTCCAACAGGACATGACCTTTTTTATTATTGGTATAGCATAAACGATGATAACACATATCTTGTCATTATTGACTATGATGCAACTGGAGATGCTGATAAGCTCTTCTATGTCTTCCAGCTCAAGCCAGACGGAACATGGAATG